TAACACTTGGTATTAATTTACCTGCTCCAACGTATGCAACAATAAAGTTATTAATAACATCGTTTAAAGAAGTGTACTGATAGCCCCCATAATTGTTGCCATCGTAGTATTCTGCATTAGTTTCGGTAATTAAACCACCATTTGGATTTGGCATATCTTATTAGCTTTTTTCGTTTGTTTCTTCTTTTTGTATTTGGCTTGCGGCAACCTGTATAATTTGTGGATCCTTTACAACAACGCCAAAGTAGAACAACACCTTCATAATAAAACTGGTTTGTTCTGCTATGTCGAGCTCTATATTTGTTGAGCCATAAGTACTTCCAGAGTTTAAGTCTTGTGTTCTTAAAGTGATTGTTGGTCCCTGAGATTGAGGAACTGTTCCAAAATAAGATATTGCACCATCTGATACAGTAAATGTATCTCCTACCTCGTAGTCTTTGCCACCAGATGTTACATTAATATCCGAGATAACTTCATTGCCAACTGTTCCACTAACTATTATTGTAAACCCAAGTCCAGACCCTGCCGGATTTAGTTGTGTGTAAGCTACACCAGTATAAGTACCTAATTGAATATTAGTGGCTTCAAAAGTTATACTATCATTTAGTGTTCCAAGTCCAATGTTAACTCCTGTTGAGTTGTATACATTAGGGTCATAAACATATTGCCCTAATGAACCAATAGTATATCCCCATCTAGGATCCTTTGGTTTCCTTAAGAAGTTAACAGATATACCACTTGTTATTGTGTCAGGCTTTATAAATAGCTTATCATTCTCAAGTAAGTATGTTGGAAAAGATGTTGTAGATTTTGTTAATGGAGACTTCTGTATATTATAGAAATCCATTCTTTGTAGTCTTTGCAGTTCGGTTTCTTCGTTGTAAACAACTGTACCTACAGTATAAAGCTCTACTTCATTGCCATAAATATCCGCAGTTGGCAAAGAAAAACTTGCTGGGATACCAGGCGTTGATGGGGTATACGTGGATGGCCCAAACGTTTTAAATATAGAAAGACGTTCATCAATAGATGCTACCCTGTCTGCATAATCTGTATCAGACTGAGGTACTCTTAACTGCTGGTTTAAAGAATTGCTGTACTCTCCAAATATTTCTAATTGTACTTGAGTAGCGATTTTATTAAACTCATCTGGAGTTACATAACCCCTTTCTTCTTTGTTAAGTATTAATAATACAGTCCTATAAACTGAATTTACATCTATTGCCATATTAATATTTTGTTTTATTTAAAAGAATAGGCCAACCGAAGTTGACCTACCCCTATAAATATAGTTACGTATTAAGAGAATTTTTTCTCTATACTTTTATAAACCAACATACCTTCGTCAGTTTTAAACCAACTTGCTAATGCAGAGTATGGATGTTCATCAAATGGTACAGTCATAAGCTTCTTATCATTGCTAGACCAAGAGAAGATACTCTGATCTGGTGATAGCTTAATAATCCCAGCCTCAGATGCTCTAATACCAAAACTTCTAAGTTCAACATTTTCATCATTAGCTAAGCTTATAAATAAAGCCGGGTTGTTTTTTGCTAATAACATTAAGTCTCGCTTTAATTCTTTGCTGGACATTGTAGACACAGAGCTACCTAATTCAGTTCTAAGGATTGCCTCAGCGTGATCTATTTCTAAAGTATTAGCTAAGTTTAAAGCTTCAATTTCAAGTTGAATGTCATCCAATTCATCAGTTGCAATTGCTACTTGATCTTGCTCAGCATAAGTTTTGTTTCTCTGTGGGTGATACAAAGACAGCAATTTTTGAAGAGCTTGCATTTTTTTAGGAACCAATAAGACTCCACCTTTAAATACTATGTGTGCTACAGTTGCAACACCTAATTGCTCATCAACAAATGGCGACTTTTGGTTTGTTGCATATCTCAATTCCCTTTCGTAACCTTGATTTTCATCAAAATACATTAATGGAAATGAACTAGAATGCTTACTAGCTAATGTTAATGTTAAAGGAGCTTTACCGTGTAAAAGAAAATAAGCCCTGTCCTTAATCTCCCAAGAGTCTTTTGGTGGTAATTTCTTTTTTGGTGTTTCTACTATAGGGTCCGATTCAATATACGTTTCCCTTACTTGTGATTCTGTTTTTGTTTTTGCTTTTGTAGCCATGATATAATAAAATTTAATAAAAAATAATTAAGAGTAATAATTACCCCCATCTAAAAGACAGGGGTAACCATCACAATAGTTAATACTAAGCTGGGTTAGTAGCAGTAAATAATACGAAGTTATTAGCCGCTTGAGTAACCAAACATCTCTCAGATAAGAAGTTAACTGTCATTGCATCTAAGCTAGAAGTATAAGCACCTCCAACAGATCCAGTGATCCAAGACTTCATTCTTCTGTCGTCAGCTTCAGAAGCTCTGTAACGTACGTGTAAGAATGGTCGTCTAATGTTAGTCCCTAACATCTGATCGTATACTGTACTTGTTCCAGCAGGAACTAAAACACCTGATACGTTGTTTACTAAACCTCTAGTTGTAGCATCGTTTAAGTATTTCCAGTCAGTCTTGTAGAAGTCATAAGAACCTCTTCTGAAACCATCAAATCCTAAGTTTAATGCCATTTCTTCAGAGTTTTCAAATACACCGTAAGATGTACCACCTGCTCCATAAGAGTTCTGAGAAGCTAACATGTCATCAAAGTTCAAAGAAGTAGCTCTGTCTAAGAATAACATATTCTCTTCAATAGCTCCTTGCTTATCAAGATTCTGTAAGATATAATCAAAATCAGCTAAAGCACTTCTGTTACCAGTTCCTGGTGTAACATCGCCGCTTGCGTAGTTTTGGTATACGTTACCTCTTTCCTCAATAGCAGAGAATAAACCTTGAGTACCGCCAACTGGCACTGTAGATTCGTCACCAGATACTACCCCTTTTTTCTCACCTTCAATAACTGCCATTTCTAAGTAATCTTGGAAACGTAATCTTGTTTCTCCTTCAGACTTCAAGTACCATAGGTATCCTGATGTACCATCTTCAGCAGCAACTTCAACCCATCCAATTTGTGCAGTATCAGATCCATTGATCTCATAGTTGTCCTTGATGATAATAGGCTTGTTATCAAATTGCTTGAATTGAGCATCTAAAGAACCTACCATTCCAAGAGTACCTTTAGCAAACTCAGAACCATAAACGAATAAGTTTACAGTAACATTACCAATAGTAGCTAAAGTAGCTGTCGTGTAAGATTTAACTGTAATTGTATTTCCAGAAGCAGTAACAACGTAGCACTTAAGCGTAACGTTTGTTGCAGGGTTAGTTACAACAATTGTATTTCCAACTCTGATTGCAGTTTCTCCATTAGAATCTAAAGCAGTTCCAGCAAAAGTAATAGTTGAAGTTGCCGATGCAGCATTAGATACAGTAACTGTTCCAGCAGCAGAGCTTTCATATCCGATATGCAATCTCTCTTGCTCAGACCATACAACTTGATCAGATGTCATTGGCATCTCAGCACCAACCATACGTAAGAATCCAGATAAAGTTCTGTTTCCGTATCGCTCTACTTCAGCTTCGTAAAGCTCTGGCAAGTATTGCTGTGAAAAGTTTTTTCCTGCAGCTCCAGTGAAATCTAAATAATTTTGATCGGCTGCCATTTTTGACGGCATTGGCGTGATTCTAAAATCTCCTAGCGGATCGCCTGTTCCAAATTTTCCCATTTTGTTTTGTTTTTTTAATTGTTAAATTTTGTGTTTTTAATTTTTAATTTTGTAGAATCAGCCCCACTTATAGCTTTGACTTTAAGACCATTAATAAAAACACTGTCGCTTGCTGTCTGCCTTGGACTGTCTGAAATGTTCTTTGAACTATTTATGACATCCTTAACAGCATCTGCTTTACCTTGTTCATAGAAATGGCTTGCAATCTTGTCTACATTTGAAGCTGCATACATAGCTTTGTGATACTCTTTGTGATCTGTTACCTCCCCGTTTTTTCCTAGAAACTTTCCAAGTATATTGGAGACATCAGATTGTTGTTCAGCAAGACTAGTTGGATTATTAACACCATACCTGAACTTCTTTTCACCAACGTTAAAATCAAAACCTTTGAAGTCGTTGTTGAACAAATCAGATGTAGCCTTTTTAAACCTGTCATGCTTTTCTGCATTTAAGCTCTGCTCTTCATTATATCGGCTAAAAAAATCCATTGCTTTCTTCTGCTCTTGGGTTACGCCTGGTCTTAACTTAATCTCATCGTAATATTTACCCTTCAAGTCTTCTAAAAAGTTTTTGGCTTTTGAAACCTCTTCTTTAAACGCAAGCTTTCGTTTGCGTATATCTCTTTCTTCATCTAAGTCTTCGTCATACGAAAAGTTATCTTCTAAAAGGAAATCTATTTCCTCATCATCAAGATGTGGTTTGCTTTTTTTGTAGTATTCTTTTAACAAAGTATTGTTATCTACCGTGCTGTAATCTGAATTTAATCTAACGTAGTCTTCAACATTCCCACCTGTTTCCTCCATAAAGGCTACAAGTTTTTCAACGTTTTCAGGAAGTGGCTTACCAGAAACCCTTTCATCTCTAATAGCTTCTTTAATTTCTTGCGTTACCTCTCTTACTTCGTCTTCTATTACTTCTTCAATCCCAGAAAACCCTTCATCTTGAATGGGGCTTTGCCTTGGTGGTACTTCTGTTTCCACTTCTCGTACAATTTCGGCTGGTTTATCTGCAGCCACTGTTGTTGCTTCTTGCTCTTTATTGGCATCGCTTGACTTTATTTCTACTCTTGTTACCTCAGGCTCTACATTTTTCTTACTTGCAGAAAAATCTACTTTAACGATCTCAGGTTCTTTAACTAATTTTTTCATTGATGGCTTCTTTTTTATTTTGAAGTCACCTTCTTGTTGTACTGCTTCTTCTGACATAATATAATATAATATAAATTAAAAAAAATTATTGTGGTCCAAATTGTTCTAACCCGAACCCTCCTAGATTATCATTACCTGAAGACTCGAAGTTTTTCGGTAATAAATTGTTTTGTCTTTGGTCAATCATCTCTGATTGTTGTGTTCCAGAAATCTTTGTTCTTTGATCTTTCCTATTTTCTAGCTCCTTCTCTCTTTCAGATTCAGACTTAATCTTAGCTTGAGCTAATTGCATCTGGTAATTAAACTCCTCTGCCATAAGCTCTCTCTTTATTTTAGCTTCTGTTTGCATCCTTTGTATCTCAAACTGAGACTTAGCTTGCTCAATAGCTACTTTTTCTGCCGTTAATGCTTGTTGCTTTTGTACTTCAGACATTGCTGTCTTATCTGCTAATTCAGCATTTGCTTGAGCTTGTGCCTGTATGTTAGCTTGCTGAGCCGCTTGCATTGCTTGTTGTTTCTTCTTCCTTCTATCTTTTAGCATTTCGTTTGCTAACTGAAGATTATGTACTTGTCTTAGATCTATAGCGTCCTCTAAGTCTATACCCCCGGATTGCAATGCAACCTGTATGTTTTGTTCAAGTTGAGCTTTGTCTTCATCATCCGGTTCTAGCTCCAAGAATATACCGAAGTCGTGTAAACTAAGCTTTGACATTTCTGATAGGGTAGCCACATTGAATTTAGAAATACTGTTCTGTAATGAATTAGCCGTTAAAGCAAACTCTAAAGAATCTGCCACTCTTCTAGAGACGTTCTCGCACGTTCTAAGAGCTAAATAGCAACTTGCTTGTAATATGTGTCTAGTTGCTACATTGGATTGGTTAGCGGCCATCTTTTGAAGTCCTACGAGTGCATCCTTAGACGGAGCAGAACCATCTCTTGCCTCATTCAATCCTGTAACGTCTCTTATCATTTGTAAGTAGTACTGATACGTTTGAATTAATGACTGTATCTTAGCACCGCCACTAGAAGTTTGGAGTTCTTGAATTGGAACCTTTCCTCTGTTCATGTCTCCATCCTGTGTAGTTGACCTACCTAAAACACTACCTGTTTGGAAATACATATTAAGTGCTTCTGCAGGATTGTAGTTTGTTCCGTTGCCTAAATCAACCTCCGCTAAACCGTCAACATCTAGGAATACTCCGTCAGGAACCATCCTTGCCATTACTTGTTGTAGCTTAAGATGTGTTAACTGAATCATATCAGCAAACCCTGTTATGCGGCTAACTAATGAATCAATCCTTCCATTATACATCCTTGGTGCACAAATAACGTAGTTCATATCAACCTTAGTTGTGTCAGCAAAAGGTCTCGTCATATTTTCCGCTAACTTCCACTCAAGCATTTGATTGTTGCCTAATACTTTAGCACCACTATATAATACCTCTATTGTTCTAGATACTTTTTTAAATGTATCGTTTTCAGGTGGGTTAAAGTCATCTGATTTTTGTATAACTTTTTCTAAGCCATTAACGCCTTGCTTTATTTTAAATACTTGGTTGTTGTATGTCTTATACTCAAAGTATAATATTTGTACTGTATTGTTATCATACCCCTGCCACCCGGTAATCATTTCTCTATTGCCTGGCATGTCCTCAATCCTCTTTAGTTCATCAGCTGGGATATTAGGGAATTGTTTCTTTAATTCCGGTATTGTTACAGATCTAACTTCTCCTACATAATATATGTCTTCAAAGTTTGGATCATCTGTGTAAGAGTAAACCATTCTAGCTGGATCGCAATACTCAGTAACAACACCATTGGCCTTGTTCCAGGTAGTCTTCACCGCACCTATACCTAGAACAGTTAAGTCATAGTTATATCTTTTCTTAATTTCTTCAAACTTGTTATAAGCCAGTACTTGGTTTATCACTTCCTCTTCTGCGACCTCAATTGCTTGCTTGTAGTCAAGTTGCATATGCACGGATAGTTCCTCTTTTGTTTGAGGCAGGCTTTCTGGGTTGGAAGTGTTAAAAGCATTAACACCAATAGCATTTTGTATTTGCTCAAGTTCTTGACGGGCATACATGTCCTGTAAAATAGACTGCGCATAATTTGTTCTTTTCTTTAAAGACTCAGGATCTTGTGCGTATGCCTTTATTTGGTAGCCCTTTTCATTAATACCGTTTGCTACAATATCCACAAATTTAGAAATCACGGGTACTGGCTTCCAGTCTAAGTTTAAATAAGATAAGTCACCGTTAACAGCCAACTCGTCTTTATACTTCTGTACGGGCTGTTCGCCTCTAGCGTATAGTCTTAATGAATGGTACTTGCTTGTATTTGTTGCAAACCTATTTCCGTTGCCTCCTTGTCTAAACCATTCCTGCTCTATAGCTCTACCAACCTGAACGCCATACTCGTAGCTTGATTTTTCTGCGTCACTAACTACTTGGCTAGGAAATACACTGTTTGGGTTTGCGCCTACGTTCATTTAATTTATTATTTTTGAATAACTTCCAGAGTTGTCATATCTCTTCAACCCTAGATTTATATTTTTTCTTACCACTCTATTAA